AAAGCACCGAAAAAGACCGCTACCGAAGCGCCGAAAAAAACAGCTACCGAAGCGCCGAAAAAAACCGCAGAGAATTTGGAAGCGGTAAAAAACGAAGTGGTCGAATTGGATCAAACCATAGAATCACTGAACCAAAACTTCATTGAAGCATTCGAAAACATGCTTTCCGGCACCATGAAAGTTGAGGATGCCTTTAAGCAAATGGCGGCTTCCATCATCTCCGATCTGCTCCGCATTGAGTCGCAGAAGCTCATGCAGGCTGGAGAGGGCGGATTGGCTGGCGGATTGCTAGGCGGATTGGGGCAATTGCTGGGGAGTGCCGGTGGATTTTTAAGTGATTTGTTTGGCGGCAATACTGATGCGCTTGGTGGAGGCTTCTTAGGAATTGCCGGTCACGCGCAAGGCGGAACGATACAATCTGGTCAGCCATCAATCGTCGGTGAACACGGCCGCGAATTGTTCGTTCCGTCGTCTGCCGGGCGTATCCTGAGCGTGCCGCAAAGCAAGGATGCGCTAGGCGGCGGTGGCGGCGTGACCGTACAACAAACAATCAACGTCTCTACAGGCGTGCAACAGACTGTTCGGGCCGAAATCCAGAGCCTGATGCCGCAGATAGCCAGCGCATCTACTCAGGCGGTCCTGAATGCGAGGCGACGCGGCGGCGCATTTGCGGGAGCATTTAAGTAATGCCAATTTCATATCCAAGAGCGCTGCCGACACATACAGGCATTAGGCAGATCACACTGCGGGCGGTGAACGTGACGGCTGTGAGCGAAAGCGTTTTCACACTGCGCCAGCAGGTCTTTAAGCACAGCGGTGAGCGGTGGGAGGCGGAAGTTACACTGCCGCAAATGGCGCGATCGGACGCTGAACAGTGGGTCGCGTGGCTTCTGTCGATGCGCGGGCGCGAGGGTACTTTTCTCCTAGGCGACCCGCTTGGCGCTACTCCGCGCGGCTCGGCTGGCGGCACTCCTCGCGTGAATGGAGCGAGCCAGACGGGAGACAGCATTAGCATCGACGGATGCACCGCCAGTCAGACGGGCTGGCTTAAAGCGGGCGATTATATCCAGCTTGGCTCTGGGGCTGGCTCGTCGCTGCACAAGGTTTTGCAGGATGTCAGCAGCAATGGCGCGGGGCAAGCGACAATCGACGTTTGGCCTTCGATTAGGACAGCGCCAGCGGACAATTCAACGGTTGTGGTAAGTGCCGGTAAAGGCGTTTTTCGGCTGGCAACATCCAACACAGAATGGTCTATCAATGAGATCGCGCACTGGGGAATCGTGTTCCCGGCTGTTGAGGCGATTGTCTGATGGTTACTCGGCGATATCAGGACGGCGGTTATACCTATGCCGGTAAGGATCTGGGAGCGATTGCCACAAATCTTGCCAACGCAACGCTAAGGCCTTTTTTCGCCGTGGACTTGATGCTCGACACGCCCATATATTTTTGGACCGGTTTGGGTGATTTGACGGTTGGCGGCGTCACGTACACCGGCGCGGGCAACCTTTTGGACGTAAATACGGCCTCGGAAACGAATGATGTTCGCGCAGCTAATGCTACCGTATCTTTGTCCGGCATACCTGGATCTTTAATCTCTGTCGCATTACAGACAAAATATCATGGTCGCATTGCCCGCATAAAGTTCGGTTTGACAGGGTTGGATGAGGATTTTCTTCTGCAAGAAAGTGGCGACTTTCTTCTGCAAGAAAATGGTGCGGCAATATCCATTTCTGTTGGTGACGGCGAGGTGCTCACCACTTTATTCGTTGGTTATATGGACCAGATGACCATAGATGAGGGGCCAGAGGCATCCACAATATCGCTGACCCTGGAAAGCAAGCTGGTCGATCTGGAGAGGCCGCGCCCTATCCGGTATACGACCGAAGGCCAGCGTGTTCGGTTCCCTAATTCGGTTCCTGATCTTGCGTTCGAGTACATCAACGATCTGCAAGACAAACCGCTGATGTGGGGGCGGGGCGTTAAGATGGGCGGCGGCGGAGGGCTCTTCTAATGTCGCACAATCGTGAAGCGCTTATTGATTTCCTTGCATCGGTTATAGATAAGCCATTCCAATGGGGAAACATGGACTGCATCACGTTCGCAAACGATGCCGTGCAAGCGCAGCGCGGGAATGGGTTTGTCGATGACCTTTTCCTGTTGCGCGACTACTCCAGCGCATGGGGCGCGCTGCGCCTCTGGACGATATCGCAACGGCAGACCCGCAAAAAAAATATTGTAGACCTTATCGATAGCAGGTTGATTCGGAACGAGATGACTTATCCTCGTGTGGGCTCGGTCATGGCGCGACGGCTTGCCCAGCCGCTGATATTTGACCACGCGATTGGCATCATGGGGACGCGCGGGCCGATTTACCTGACGCCTCGCGGTTTTGAGCGTTTTGATTTGGATGGGGATTTGGCATGGGCAATCTGACAGCGTGGCTCGCAACGAGCCTCGGCATCGCAACTTTGATCTGCCCGGATGTTGCGATGGCAGCACCGCTGCCTGCTGCTGGGCTTGGAGCGATTTTTATCTCGGGTGCTCCAACGGCGCTGACTGGGTTCATGGCCGCCTTTGTCCCGATGTTGGGCAAGTCGATATTTTCGATGGTCGCGCAGAGAGCTTTGGGCGGCAAAAAAACCGAATATTATGCTGGCTCCGCCATCAACATGCTGCAAAGCGCACAAGCGGCTCCGGTGGTGTATGGGACTGTCCGCATGGGCGGCGTGGTTTTTTATCAGGAGACCACCGGCCCGGTGTCGGTGCCGCAAGAACGACGCCCAGAGGTCTACTTGCATCGCCTGATCGGCATGGCGGGCCATGAAATCAACGGATTCACCCAGTTTTATGTGGACGGCACAGAGGTTACGGTTGCCGGCGATGGCTCGATCACTTCTCCGCCAAAATATACTGGCAAAACGCTCCGAATACTGACCCACAATGGTGCCGACGATCAGGCTGCGGATGCCGCTTTGCAGCTTGAAAGTGAGAACTTCTGGACTTATCAGCACCGCGCCTACGGCGTGGCGTATATCTATGTCCGGGCCTATTTTGATCCTGAGAAATATACGCAGGGACCGCCAGTCATCACAGCCGTGATGCAGGGCAAAAAAGTTTACGATCCGCGCGACGGCTCCATCGCGTTTAGCAGCAACGCCGCTCTCTGTCTGCGCGATTATCTGCTGACAAGCCGCATCGCAACTGAAGAGGAACTTGACGAAACCTCTTTTGCTGCTGCGGCTAACGTCTGCGACGAAGATGTCACTTTAGCGGCAGGAGGCACCGAGAAACGCTATTCTTGCGATGGTTTTTTCCCGACCGACCAGACGCCCATGGATACGATAAACGAAATCGTCAAATGCATGGCTGGGTCGCTCTGGTACAGCCAGGGAAAATGGGTTTGCAAGGCGGGAGCATACACCGAGCCGGTCCTAACGCTGAATGAGGATGACGCTCGTGGGCCACTCAGTGTCGTTACCAGGGCATCCAGGCGCGATTTATTCAACCGGATTACCGGCATATTCCGAGGCGCAGAAACAAATTGGCAGGATGACAATTATCCGCCAGTTTTATCGGATACGTTCCTGGCCGACGATGGCGGGCAAATATCTAGCGCAGAAGTCAATTTGCCGTTTACGGCCTCGCCAAGCCGTGCGCAACGGATCGCAAAAATCTTATTGTACCGTCAGCGCGAGCAGCTTCTGATCACGGCCAACTTCGGACTTCGCGCGGCGCAATTGACGCCTGGAGATGTGATCCAGCTAACAAATGAGCGCTTTGGATTCTCAAACAAAACATTCGAAGTTATCGAATGGGGCTTCGCTCTAAGCAACGATGGCGAGTTGATTGTTCCTCTGACACTGCAAGAGATCAGCGCGGGTGTCTACGATTGGGACGCGGATGAAACAACGTTCGAGTCAAACAACACATTCTTGTCTTCGCCCGATACCGTGCCGACGGTCGGCGTTTCTTTGTCGGAAGAACAACGGGTTGCGAATGAGCAAATTGTGAACGTGTTGGTCGCGACGATTACCGCCAGTGAGGATGAGAACACCAACATTGACCGGGTTGAAGTTCAATACCGTGACGCCGTGACAACGCAATACAAGGCGATGGGAACTGGCGAACTCGTGCTCAGTGGCACAATTGCAACAGGCCGCTTCGAGGCGCTGAATATTGACCTGGGATCATATGACGTTCGGGCTCGCGCTATAAATGCGATTGGTGTTAAGGGCGAGTGGATTACGCAGGCAAGGCTGATTCAAGGCGATAATTCACCGCCGGATGATGTGGCCGGGTTTGCGGCGAGCAACAGTGACGGAACCGTTCACATCGGCTGGGTTGCTGTTGCCGATCCTAAGTTAAGCCATTATGTGGTGCGGCACTCAGTGCTTGAAAGCGGCGCGAATTTTTCAGATGCGACAACGGCGGCGGAAAAGATTAGTAGGCCAGGAACATCTATAAGCCTACCAGCCCGCGGCGGCACTTATACGATAAAAGCCTTCTCAAAGCTGGGCACCGCCAGCACCGATTATGCCTCGTTCGTGCTGCCTGCTGCCGACCTACAGACCTACAGCAACAATAGCAGCCAGACTGAACACGCCAGTTTTCCCGGCACAAAAACCGGGTGCAGCGTCGATGGCGGCTATTTGGTGATCACCGATCCAAGCAGCGCACCATCATCGGCGACATATGAGTTCTCGGCTTATATTGACACCGGCAGCGCTCGCCGCGTGCATAGCTATGTCTATACCCGCACGATAAGATCTACACCCGCTGGGGCAAGCCTCTGGGACGGGATCAGCGGCAACTGGGATACATGGTCTGGCAACTGGGACACGTGGACGACTGGCCAGCAGGTCGCAGATACCGACGTTAAAGCATACATATCCACGACCAACGACGACCCGGCTGGCACGCCGACATGGAGCGATTGGCGCGAGTTTCAAGCTGGCGACTTCTATGGACGCGCCTTCCGTTTTCAGGTACAACTAATTTCAACTGATGACGGGATTAGCCCGGCTATTGATCAGCTAGTTGCTCATGTGGGGTACGATTGATGGCGCAACACGACTACACCATCGCGAATCAATCCGCGCCAACAGCGCGGGCCGATATCAATAACGCTCTCGCGGCTATTGTCTCGCAAAACTCTGGCGCATCTTCGCCGTCGATTACCTATGCCAACATGGTTTGGTACGACACGGCCAACAACATCCTCAAGATGCGCAATGAGGCCGATACGGATTGGATCACGATTGCGACACTGGATCAGGCGGGCGGCACATCTTCTGCCGCCGTGACAATTGCATCCCAGGTTGAGGCGCAAAATGGCATCAACAACGCCAAGATGATGACGCCTCTGCGCGTCAAAGAGGCCATCACATTCAATCAAATTGGCGGGCATCTGGCTGTTGGAACCTACGCTGTCTTGATCAATAATTCCGGCTCTGCAATTGCGGGCGGCACTACTGTTGCCGGGTCGTCTTTGCGCTATGCGACCGCGCTAACGCCTGGGGCTTATGGCGTGGTCATCACTACCGGCGGTGCTCTTGGCGGAACTAACGCAACGGGTACGTGGCGGTTGATGGGAGCCAACTGCCCTGCATTGCAGACAGTGACCGGTGGAGAGGGTACGGAAACCAACACATGGAGCGCGGGCTTGTTCCTGCGCATAGCATAAAGGAGCGAGCAAATGGCTGACGCGAAAATTTCGGCGCTGAACGCCAGCCCAACGCCCGCCGCCGATCCGGCCTAGTCTAGCCCCGACCGCCGCTATCTGATACAATAACACCAACGACATCCACAAAAGGATTTGTCCATGGCAATCACCGTAACCCTCTTCAACCACGCGGCTAAGCTGTTCGCGTCTGGCGCGAATGCCGCTGCCGACACGTACAAGCTGAAGCTCTACTCCGCCCTGACGCCCAACGCAGCAAACACCACGCTAGCCCAGGTAGATGCCACTGGGACTGAGGCGACAGCGGGGACAGGCTACACGGCGGGCGGGCAAGCCTTGGCCAACGTCGCAGTGACCACGGTCACGACCAATGACAGCAAGTTTGACGCTGACGACGTAACCTGGACAGCGTCCGGCGGCACTATCGTTGCTGCCTACGGCGTCATCTACAACGACACAGATGCCAACGACCCGCCGCTAGCTTACATCAATTTCGACGGCACGCAGACGGCCACCGATGGTGCGGACTTCAAGGTCACTTGGAACGCCTCCGGCATCTTTACCTTCACGGTGACCTAAGATGGTGACTCTAGTTAATCGCGCCAAAGTCGCAACGGCCACAACCGGCACCGGCACGATTACGCTGGGGGCTGCCGAGAGCGGATACCAATCGTTCGCTGATGCTGGCGTGGCTGACGGGGACGTGGTTCGCTACGTCATCGAGGACGGCACGGCGTGGGAGATCGGCACCGGCACATATACGGCGACCGGCACGACGCTGTCGCGAACGCTGACCGAGAGTTCCACCGGCTCGCTGTTGAGCTTGACCGGCAGTGCGGTGGTGTTTGTGACTGCGGCTGCTGAAGACCTCAGTGGCCTGACCCTGCTGACAAAAGAGTTGGTCACCACTCCTGTCAGCGCGATAGATGTGACAATCCCTAGCGGATACACCCGATTCAGGCTGCTCCTCGATAACATCACGAACACGGTCAGCGCTGGGCAGATACGAGTCACACTTTCTACTGACGGCGGAAGCTCGTTCATATCAAGCGGGGATCATAAGATTGTGGCTCAACAGTTGACGTATGGTTCAACAAGCATCAGTTGGACTTCATCGACCGCCACGCCGTTTCTTCTAGCGATTCAAGCCACCTTCGGCGGGGATAATTCGCCTCGGAGCGCAGTGCACGACATCTCTGTCCTCGATGATGTGTTTGTGATGCAGGGCTCTTTTGACTTCAACGATTCCGCTGCGTGGATTAGTAATCGCCGAGAGATGACTGCCCGCGTTGATACTATCCGCATTGCATCCAACGCGAACAACTTAGCGGCTGGGTCAATGGTTCGCCTCTACGGTTATAAGGAGTCCGTCTAATGCCTAACGTTTTGAAAAACGGCCAGATCATCGAAGTCCCGGAGTGGGACTTGCGCACGGAGGCCGAGCGTCAAGCGGATGCAGTCGCCACACAGGCTGCCTCAGTGCGCCAGCAACGGGACGCTTTGTTGACCGAGACTGACTGGACGGCGCTGTCTGACAGCACGCTCACGACAGATATGGCCGCCTATCGCCAAGCCCTCCGCGATGTCCCGGAGCAAGAGGGTTTTCCCGAAACGATCAACTGGCCCATCCGGCCCTAGATGCTCGGCTTTGCCCCACTCGCCTCTGGGCCGCTAGCGTCTGCTGGGGCGGCTGCGGCCACGCCCAGCATCGATCTTGCGGTCCCTGCGGCTGGCCTGAGCCTAGCCGCCTTGGCTCCGGCCCTGGTCGTGGGCGCAACGGTCAGCGCACCGGCTGCGGGTCTATCGCTTGCCGTCATTGCTCCGACGCTGGCCTTGGATGTGATCGTCAACGCCCCTGCCGGTGCTTTTGCCATATCGGCATTCGCCCCGGCCCTGACTGTGGACGTGATCGTCAACGCTCCCGCCGCGGCTCTGGCCCTATCCGCCGCGGCT